CGCAGGACGATGGACCCATGAAGATTTTCATGAGTCAGATCCTTGTGGCACTTGGATTTCCCGATGACTTCATCGACATGGCCTATGGGGCATGTCGTAGTGGTTATACCATCAGAAAAGGACGCTTGGCGGTTATCGGCAACGGAGGTACGCAGATGCCTACGGGAATCACAACGACAACGTCGTTCAATTCTCTCGACACATTTGCTATGTTCGTTTGGTTTATGCACAATCGGAGTCGTTTCGACACGCTCGCAGATGCGGGCGCTGAACTTGGTTTCAAAGTCAAGTTCTTCCCTAGGGAGTCGATTCAGACGTCCACCTTCCTCAAAGGATGGTGGCAGAACGGACGTGGAGGATTGCAGTGGGTTCCGCTGCCCTCTGCGTGTTTGAAAATTGGGAAGCTTCTTAGCGACCCAGTCGTCATCACGCGCACAATCCGTAAGGGAAAGAAACACTTCCTCTCTCCACGAGACGCGATCCGCATGTGCGCTACGGCGCTCGCGCAATCGTATGGAAATGTTGATCCTTCTTATCCGATTCTTGGTGAATTTCTTCGTACCATGTCCCGTTTGGGCAAGCAACCAAGAATTGTTTTGCAATCTCTTCATGAATCATGGAAACCTGTAATGACAGGTATCCAGATTGATCGTGAGGAAGCGTGCAATTCAATGTTGATCCGATATGGAATCGATCGTGAGGAGGTCGAGGATGTTGAAAGATTGTTGCGTTCAGTCGTTTCGTTGCCTAGTTATATCGAACACCCTGTGTTTGACAAACTCTGCGATGTGGACTATTGAGCGCACAAAAGGCAGTAGGCGTCGGCCGGGGAATTGACACTCCCCCCTTTACAGTCCAGGGGTTGGAACAAATATTATGCAACAACAAAAACGCAACGCAAAACAACAACGAAAGAACGCAATTGCGAGAGTCGATGGAAATGGAAACTATTACACCGATCGAGTTGTGCCCGTCATGCAACAGCTTGTTCCGAAAGGAACATTCGAGAATTTCGGCACAAAAGCCGGAATCCTCGGTGGCGGTGCACTCGGAGCCCGTTACGGCTACCCTGTTCAGGGGGCATTGGCGGGTGGATTCGTCGGAGGGCGCCTCGGAAACGGGGTGTCGCGCATCGTTGGCTTTGGGGATTATACGGTTCAAAGTAACAGCATTTTTAAAGAAAGTATGGCGATCACGCCCGGTGAGGCAGTCCCGTCATTCGGAATGATCGGGCAGGAGACACGCATTCGTCACCGCGAATTCATCAAGGATATCGTGGTGCCTGCGGTGCCTTCCACATTTACCGTTCAATCTTTCACAATCAATGCTGGAAACATTTCTACTTTTCCTTGGTTGGCAACAATCGCTGCCCAGTACCAGCAATATCGCGTCAACGGATGTGTCTTTGAATTCAAGACACTTTCCAGTGATATTACTTCCGGCGGTGCGCTTGGTTCTCTCATCCTTGCCACAAATTACGACGTGACCGAAAGCGCGTATCCTGATAAGTTGAGAATGGAAAATTCTCAATATGCAGTTTCAGCTAAACCATCACAGTCGCAAATTCACACCATCGAGTGTGATCCAAAGTTGACACAATCTAAACTTTTGTATGTCCGGGACGCTTCATCTGCTGCCAGCGGTGTTGACGCACGATTGAGCGATCTCGGCATGTTTCAAGTGGCTACGGCCGGATTGCCGGGAACAGCTGGAGCTGTTCTCGGAGAGCTTTGGGTCAGTTACGACATCAGTCTCTACAAACCTGAGATTGTTGCTCCTCTTCTTGGTGGCGGGCAAGTATCCTAAACAGGCTCAAAGACAAATTTGTTCGGCACAGCTGGCGCGTCGGTGAAAGGATTGGTCATGACGGCCAGTCTAAACACTTTGACTTTTGCCGAAGTCGGACAGTATTTAGTCGACCTTCGTTTGAACGGTACGACAATGGTAGTCCCAACGACTGTTGGATCCACAGCTACTGTCGTCGCCATTGCCGATTCTGGGTTCGCAGCAGCGGACACAGTTGCAATCGCGCAGTACACCGTCAACGTCACATCAAAGAACCAGACCGTCGTTTTCGATGCGTCCGGGTCTACAACTGTGACCGTTGCTTACGTCCGTGTCTCAAATTACACGGTTTCGTTTGCTTGATTTAACTCTAACCCCGTCGTCACCCTGACGTTAACTGGCGTTGCACCACGTTATGGGCGGTTTCCTCGTTTCCCAAATAGTAGGACCTTTCTTAAAT